TATCAGCATTGATAGATATCCAAAAGATATCAATGTTGATAGAAATTGGAGTCATATCAAGTTGATAGAAATTGGAGTCATATCAATGTTGATAGAAATTGGAGTCATATCAAGTTGATAGAAATTAGAGTCATATCAATGTTGATAGAAATTGGAGTCATATCAAGTTGATAGATTGGAGTCATATCAAGTTGATAGAAATTGGAGGCTTATCAGCATTGATAGATATCCAAAAGATATCACTGTTGATAGATATCCAAAAGATATCACTGTTGATAGATATCCAAAAGATATCACTGTTGATAGAAATTGGAGTCATATCAATGTTGATAAATATTCAATACATATTCGTGGAGATAGAAATTGGAGTCGTATCAGCATTGATAAATATCCAATACATATCAGTGTTGATAAATATTCAATACATATTCGTGGAAATAGAAAGAAATGAGAGTCGTATCAACATGAATAAAGATCCAATACATATCAACATTGATAGATTTTGGATTGATATCAGTGTTGATAGAAATGAGAGTCGTATCAGCATGAATAATATCGAAATCGTATTCTGGAAATAGAAATGAGAGTCGTATTTCCAGAAATAAATATTCAAATCGTATTTCTGGAAATAGATGATTAATGTCGATAGTAACCAGCTAAGATAAACAGATAAATATCAACAAGAATGGATTCGATTTTCACAGAGGTCGAGGAAATTATATAACTAATAGATACCGGTTTGCAGTTGCCAAAGTGAGGGGTGTCCTTTAATGCGATGATAGACGAAGGGCATTATGGAGGGGTCTTCATAGAGTTTAGGAGTGTTGGGGACTTCCTTTTCGAGGAAGGACATAAGTTTGGTGTCGGATAGGGGTTCGATGATTTGACTTATTCTGGCTTCGAGTTCACTCATCTTGGTATGTAATTCACTTGTACTGGTATGGGATTTACTTGTTGGAGTCTTAGTTCGACGCCAGGTTGCACTTTCGAAGAACTTCTTAAGATATCCGAATCGTATTGTTGTTCCCGAGAAGTCATCCGCAAAGATCATTCGAGAAATATTGGTCCGGATAAATGGAAGAAGATCTTTGTAAGATAGGTTAATACTTCCAGGTAAGATTTCTTCGGTTTCTTTGTCTAAGGGGATGAATTGATATCCAACAAAGCCATTGATGTTGGGAGAGAGGAAGTCAAGGATATGTGGAAGAAGCATGTCATCGTCGTCGAGAAAGATGACCCAATCATTGTCGGAGAGGGGTTGTTCTTGGGTTAAGAGTTCGATGTGTTGGAATTGAGACAGAGGTTTATCTCGGAGAATGACTTCGGAGTCGATATGGTACAGTTCCTTTGCTAGATGGAGAAGATTTAAAATGAGGTTCAGATCTTTGTTAGTCGTGATGGATATTACGAGTTTGAGGGGTTTTCCCAAAGCGATAACGCTTAATATCGCGTTGTACAGATAGGTGACTCCTTCCTCTGTGGTCAAGACTGATGAGGTCCAGATGTTGATCGAAATTTTAACTGAAAAGATGACAGGATTCTATTCTTCTTCCGAAGAATAGAATTAAAGATTTCAATAGAGATAATGAGAAGGATGTTGAGTTGAAGGAATTTGGAATGGGAATTAAGCGGTGGTGTCACGGGCAAGGAGTTGACCACGGGCGAGACCTTGGGAGAAGGCGTTAGTTCCGAAGATTTGACAGTAGACTTCACCACGGCGGATGCCATCGAGAAGGCTTGCGATGGTGTTAAAAGCGGCCTGACCATTGGGGGAGGTGACGGGGTTAATGTTAGTATTGGTGAGAGTTCCTTGGGAGATGACGCCATTGGACGTGACTTGAGCGACGATGGGAGTGACGCCGGGGAGTCCAGAAGTGAGGGGTGCTCCGGCGTTAAAGAGAGGGACAATGAGGGGGCCATTTTGGAAGGGACGTCCGGCGAAGAGTCCAGCACTGGTGACGAAGAGACTTCCGGGGACGGAAGAGAGGGGGAGTCCGAAGACTTCGAGACGATATCGAGCGAAGGAGAAGTCTCGACTGAACTTGATACGGAAGCGACCGAGAATTCGAGGGAGAGGGGCGGTTTGGACTTGGGAGAAAGGGATGAAAGCGGTTCCGGAGGGAATGAGAACTTGTTCAAAGGAGAGGAGGGCTTCGAAGGATCGTTCAATTGGTTTAATAGACGAATCGGTTGGACAACACGGCATTTTTAAAAGAAGAAGAAAAAAAAAGAAATGGATAACTTGGGAAGATTAAGTGAAAGGAATGGAAGTTTTAAATTAACGTTGACGGCGGCGTCGGAAACGGATAAAGAGGAAGATTCCGAGACCGACGAGAGCGAGGAAGAAGAGGATTCCGATAATTAGGAGTGTGGGCCAGATAGAGAAACCTGTCGTTGAAGGAGTTGAAGGAGTTGAAGGAGGACGGGGAGGTGGAAGTGGGGGTCCATCTGGAGGACGTCCTTGATCGAAGTTACAGTTGATGGCTTGTTGAAAGACAGTGTTTTCGATTTTACCTCCTTTTTGTGAGACGATATCTGAGACTTGTTGACAAAGTTGGATATTACAATGTTTCAGGCCCTCAATGTAGGTATCTGTGATAAGATATAGGGATTCAATTTGACACGGTTTCCACCAACAGGCGTCGGAACCGGGATTGGTATTTGATACGCCAGTTTTACTTAACTTATATACTGGATTTCGAACTCGTTGAAGACATCCACAGTCAGGATTGTCTGGAAATTTTGAGCAGTAGTTGTCCATGGCTGCGTTAACATTGCCCACAGTTTTTCTAGCACGGGCCTGTTGAACCCAGGTACGACAGACTTCACCGTATCCATCCGTGGCGACGAAACGAGAACAGATACCAGTGGGGCCCGTGGCGCCGATATTAGGATAAGGTGGGCAATTGGTGGAGGTCTGAGAACAGAAATAGGGCATAATAATGGAGTCGTAACTGGCAATGGTTTTGTCTTTATTGTTCCATGGAGTGTTGAGCCATGTCTTGATGTCTTCAGGTTTTTGGAACTGGTTTCGATCATACGTACATTTAACTAAGAAGGAGCCCGTATTTTTGGTAGTCTTATACGAATTTGGGTCATCCCACTCAATAGCGAGAGGATGAGTTCCACCGATATTGGGACAGACGCTTGGATCGAGGCCGTTATTACATGTGGTTCGGTTTGACGCATTGCAGTTTGGAATAGTACCACTGACAGTTTGTCCGGATAGATTAGGAATGGGAGGACCGAGGATCTTAGCACTGGACATGAGGTCATTAAAATCATATTGTCGAAGGTCGGGGATGCTTAGACCATTTGAACCACCGGAAAAGGTCACGGTTCTTCCTGAGTAATTTGGGTGTTCATAAAGTGTGACAATAGCATTAGGTGCAACCATGAGAGAGGTAAGCCAATCATTGGGGAAACCACTTTGGCCATCTCGGAAATCCGGGATGTTACGAGGAGAGGGTATACTGAGGTAAGGTTGTGTCCGTCCGTTAACATTAAAACCTCCTTGGAAGTTATCATCGACCCAGAAACGGGCCAGGTTACCCTCGAGAGAAGCTATTCCCGCCCGCTCAACACGAAGACTTGAAAGGCGGTCATCCCAACCGACGTCCTTAAGATTAGGAATTGTTTGTCCTTGTGTTCCGCCATTGACGACATATTGATCTCCATCATACTCTTCCTTTGAGAAGAGGACTACCGAATAACCCGGGGAAACGCGAATTGCCGAAGCCCAGTTTTCGGGGAAGGGATAAGCAGGAGTACCAAGCTTTGGAAATGAAGCCGGCCCTCGGAATTCGATAGTACTGTCGGGGGTATCATCACCGAATGGCTCAGAATGTATGGTAACGATAGGAGTTCCAGGTGCACTCAGTCGATAGCTACTCAATTTGCCACTAATTTTCCCAAGGTCAGATGAGGTGATAGTTCTACCACTTGATCCTCCGGAGAAAGACTTTGATTCACCTTTGTATTCGTAGTCTTCATACACAGTGATATTTACATTGGGACCGATACATATCGATTTAATTTTGTTATCTGGAATTCCGATTTCAGGGAGTCTTGTGATTTGGCCTGCATAATTAATGCTATATGCCTTTCCAGCTCGATTGTCACCTTCATAAAATATGGCTAGACTACCATAACATGCTACAATGTTTCGAGACACCTCTTGACAACCTGGATTTGAAGGATTATCATTACAAAAACTTGCACATGCGGAAGAGAGCTTTATTGCACAAAATTTGGCATAACGTGACTGACAATATATATTGGACGGATTATTATTACAGAACGTATTACATGTAGAAGTGGGCATTTTCAATATTGATTCAAACATACAGTCCCTTTCACTTAAACTAGTCATAAAGAAAGAGTCTATTTTGGATATCGTAAAATATTTATGTCAACATTATCCAAGATATGATAATTCCAACGAAAAGAACTAAAAGTATCACCATACAGGGACTTGTTATGGAATAGTGGTGGTTGGAAGAGGGAGTCAAGTTCTTAAGATGTCGGAATTGGAAACTTCCTTGAAAGGAGTCTGGCACATTGTTTATGTCGCATTTTCCAAGAGCGGTCATTTTACGTCCCTGATAGTTTTCCCGTTCATATAATGTTAAGATGAAGTTGGCGTCATTAATCTTAAACGAACCGATCTTATTCATTTGGGGAAGGGAGATGGGACTGTTGTAGCACCATGTTTTTCCTTGAAAGTTGGGTTGTTCCCAGAGTTGAAGTATAGAGTCATGGCATGACATTTTTTCTATCACGTGCAAGATTTTTCTTGCATGTGAGACGTTGTTTGGAAATTTTAATTGGAGGAGATTAGCGACGAGCGAGAAGAAGGATTAAGAAAACGATAATAAGGATAATGATAAATATCCAGAACCAGTTATTAGTTACGTGATAGTTAAGATTGTTTCCTGATGGGTTAGGACTTTGAGGAGTATTGGAGGGAGGAATGACAGAGGGAGGAATAACAGATGGAGGAGTATCGGAGGAAGGAATATTGGATGTGGGAAGAATACGGGCACTACTGGCACGATCATTGAAGTCATTAAGGGAGGTTAGATGAGCTGGACCGTCAATGCGGAAAGAGGCACCGTCAAAGTTTTCATTTTCATAGAGGATGATGGTGATACCGGGGGCAACCTTAATTGAGGAGAGACTTCGGAGAGGAAAACCGACATCATTAAAGGATGAGATATCTTGGATTTGAGTGATAGGGACGGAGGTACCACGGAAGTTATCATCCGTGTAGATAATGACGATGGGACAATCTTTCCAAGCGCCATTAAAGTTGAAGTTGGGAAGACAGGGGATGCCATGATCATTCGAGGGAGGAGAGAAAGAGTTAATATCTTCCGGGGAGGGAGTGTCAAGACCCAGAGCGGGAGTTTGAGGTTCAGCTTGAAGGAGAGTGATAGGTTTCGAGAATATAGTAGCGACTTGACCTGATCTTGATACAATAATACTGCTGATTCGATTTTTGATGACTGGATGAAGATCTTTAGATTCATATTCACCCTCTATGGTAAATTTCTTTCCTTTAAATTCATAATCTTCATAAAGGTCAACTTTGACTCCTGGAGCGACTTTGATTGATTGTAGAGCATCATTGGGAAATCCAATTCTATCGATTACGGGATAATGTCCAAATTCATAAATGGGACGCCGTGTGCCCCTAAATTCGGTTTGCGAATATAATACAGCGAGTGGCATTCGTTCAACTTTAATACTGCTGGTTTTATTGTTGAAGTTTCCAAGTTTATTGTATAATATTGGACCTACTATTTGCATGGAATCTCCTTGAAAACTATAATTTTCATAGAGGGTAACGATAACTCCTGGAGCGACTCTGATTGACTTTAGTTTATCATTGGGAAATCCGATATCATCGATTACGGGATAACGTCCAAATTCATAAATGGAAACTTTTTCGCCCTGAAGTTCTTCCCCCGGATATAAGTCAACGAGTGACGGTAGTAGAACTTTAATACTGCTGGTTTGATTATTGAAATTTAATGCGCCGAGGTCAGATATTTCGGTGGGACCATTTAATATTATGGAACGACCTTTAAATTCATAATGTTCATAAAGTTGAACTTCGACTTTTGGAGCGACTCTGATTGACTTTAGTTTATCATTGGGAAATCCAATATTATCGATTATGGGATACTCTCCAGGGGATCTAATTACAACCGGATTACTGTCACTATAACCGGTTTCTCGATATAATGTAACGAGTGCCATTATTTTATTTTAATAACAGTTAAGATAATATTATGAGAAAAAAACTCTCTTTCTATTTTTTTAAACTTAGGATCTTTTGGAATTTATTTTAAAAGTTCCAAAAGAGGAGACTTCTTTGGCGGAGTTGAGATTCATTTCTGTTTGATAGGAAGAAAAACCAATCCAGAAATGAGGATAATTATAAGAAGGACGAGAAAAATGGTGATCCAGAGAGGGACTGAAAAGTGTGACGAAAGACCGGAATGTTTTTGGAGACGTCGAAGAGTGGGAGAACATGTTGTGATCTCTCGGAGTCGTTTTTCGGTAAAGATTCGGTATTGGAGCTGTTTCTGGAAAATGGGAGAGATTTCATTACATACTTCACTGGAGCAGACTTGACTTGCTAAGTCGGACGTTACAAGGTGACTTTCCGGTTCTTGACATGGACGGTACCAACAGGCTGGACTTGCAGAGATAGCAGGACTTAACAAGTTAAAATCAGGGTTTGTGGATCTCTGAAGACATCGACAGTCAAGACTGTTCGGATAAGTGGTGCAATAATCTGTCATAGCACGGTCGGCGAGGAAGGGGTTTTCGTTTTTCCAGGTTCGACAGATTTCTCCATCACGTTCTGTCGACATAAAACGACTACATGATGGCATGGGACGACCTGTGATTGAGTTATTTCGACATGTCTTGACTCGTTGAGCGCAGAAATATGGTAGAATGACACCTCGAAGTTGTTCTTCACTGCCGGAGAGTTCACGCCACTTTTCGATATCGTCGAGAGAAGAAAACTGACTAACATGATAGGAGCAAGAAACTGGGACGCCGGTTAAACCGATACCTTGACGATTCATTTCAGGATTGTACCATTCGAAAGAGACAGGTCCCGTGCCTCCAAAGTCAGGACATACTAAGGGGTTTAACTTGGAACAGAGAGGTTGAGAGGTGGCAATACCTCCACAACATATCTGATTTTCATAATGCCAATCGGAGTTTTCACAGATTCCGCGAGGTGTTGAAGGACTATCTTTACAACTACAAGGTCCTGCGACATAAGATTCAAAGGGTGCATCTTGAAGAACTGTCAATGAAACGGTAGACATCGAAGCATTTGAATAGTGGGAAAATTTTTCCGAATGATTTTGAGAACTTGTTTTTGGAGAAAATTTTTGAGGACCTGTTTAAAATGGGACAAGATGAAGCCACGAATAGGGTTTCAATAACTACAAATGCTTTGTTGAGTGTTATGAATACAGCGGCACAGAAATGTACTAACCCTCTAACTCAGGAGCAGGTTAACAGTATTAGAGTGGCGGGAGCCGGATCTGTCTTACGAAATTCTACCATTCGAGCTGGACAGTCAGTAGTAGCAAATTTTTCATGTATTCAAGACTTTGAAAACAATCAAGATGTTAGGCAACAGCTTCAGAATCAGATTGATCAACAAACTCAGAGTATCATTGGATCTCTCAATCTCAGTCTGAAGTCAGCCGATGCCGAGAATATTTCGGAAATTGTGAGTAATCTTGCCACTGAAATTCAAGACAGTTATACTGGTACCTGTGTGTCGTCGGTCTTGCAAAAACAAGTTAATACTATAGAAGTTGTAGATGGAGCAACGATTGATAATGTTATCTTTGATTTTGACCAGTCGATTCGATCAATGTCAGAATGTGTTCAAAATACAACGAATGTTCAGAAAGCTCAGCAAGAGTTGGAAAACTTACTACGACAGTTAGCCGAAACTCAGAGAAAAGGTATTTTCGATGAGATATTTGGAGCACTCTTCGGCAATATCGCCGGTATTATTATTTTTATCGTTGTTGTTATTGGAATTCTTGTAATTCTTGGTCTTGGAGGATTTTTCCTGATTCGCCTGTTAACTGCACGAAGGTCCAAGTCATAGTCTCATATCGTGGTTCAAGTTCGTGTGTTTCAGATAGGAGCTTTCTGGAAGAGAGTCGAATATCTTTGAAATAGTTGAACAGGTTAACTGTTCAGCTATTTCGTGTTGTGAATTAGTAGTTGCGGCGACGTTTATAGGTATTCTTTGGATACTTACGATAGTAGCCATACTTCTCTTTCTGTTTCTCGGAAGGACAGCTCATTGAGATATCACTTATCGTCGATGAAGGACAGGATGACTCCGTTGAATGGTATGACTGTCCTTTCATCTTCTTCTCCTCCTGCCAGAGGAGCCAGTTCTGAAAGCCATCATCATTCGATTCCTGGCGCCAAATCTTATATTCCCCGGCAAAGTCATTGAGATGAGCATAGTTCTCATTGTTATACGTCTTCCACTTCTGGTAGGCTTTCCGGTCGTCTTTCGGGAGACCAAGTTGGTTACAGTGGAGGAGCCAGTCACAGTATCGGCGGAACTTGCAATAATCTTTGAGACTGGCCGTCTTTCGGAAACGGTTATATCTCTTCCGGTTTCGGTTCGACTTGGCAAAAGAGGAGAGGAGGTACTTCTTGTAGCCAGTCTTTTTGTACTTCTTCCAGGCCTTCCACTTCTTCCAAATTTCCTGATCAGAAAGGGTATAACAGCGCTTCCAGGAGACATAGTCATTATAATAGTAGTTGTCCTGATAGTGACGGACCCAGCATGAGTTTTTCCAGGAGGTGTAGGATTTAAGATTATCATAGTTATCCTCTCCCGCGACATGGTACCAGTCTAAAAACTTGCGAAGCTTGCAGTAAGTCTTATAGTCACAGTGGTCCTTCCAGGAGCGGTAGCGCGAGTCGAGTTTGGGCTCGTTATAGTTGATTTCCTGTTCTTTGGGAACGGGAATCTCACCTTGATTTCCGGGACACAAATCGAAAAAGCCTTTATATTTATTCCAGTCCGCCCCTGCGAATGGAACGAGAGGAGCTTGACCATTTGAGAAGTTCAGAGGACCTCGAAGAGGTGAAACATTAACACCATTATTCCAATCATGTGCAATGAGTTGAACACTGGAACATGCCATGTTTTGAATAGATGATGGAAAAAAAGTTTGCTTTTGTTCTTTCGACAAAAGAAAAAAAAGTTTTATTCTACCTTCCTTGTTGCAAGATTTCAAGATACATTGGAAGATCGGTCCAGTACCACGAAAAGATGTCTGTCTCTCTTTGAGTCTCCAGATGATCTTTTCTCTGAGTATTAATGTATTTTTGGTTATCCTGGAGAAGAGAAATGGCCTGATGAAGTCGTTTCGTCAGAACCTTCTGTTGACGCTTTTTCTCTTGAAGTCGGAAAAGAGTTTCACTATCTTCATAGAGAGAGGCGGCCCACTTGAGAACTTTTCGGGTCGATCGAATATACTCAGATAAGTCAGAGGCCGCTAAAACGGAAAAGACAGCTGTTGAATAGGTGTTCAAGAATGTGTCCGAAAAGAGATTTATCGATCCTGATATCATCCTGGGAATTCGAAGAGAAGTCAGACGTTGCTCGAGCTCCTGGCACATCTCATGAAGAGAGTTTTCAGTGGAAGTTCTCTCAAGAGAATAGTTAAAAGTTTTCAGTCTCTGATTACTTTCCTCGGTTCGGTTTTCATTTACGAGTCGCGTCATCTCGTCAAAGAGATCAAAGATACCTCCGAAGGAGAGAGGCACGTTAAGTCTTCGAAGAGTTATGTCGTCGGAAGAGAGACAGATGTCGGGACTCCGACATGAAAGAACAACTTTACCTGGTTGATCTTTAAGAAATGGACACGGGTACTCTTGACGAATAAACGTCAAGAAGTGATCAAGAGAAACCGATGTCATCTCGGGAGTCAGGGGAAGAGAGTAGCCGAGAGGTTCTTCCATTGTCAGGATGGTTTCAAGAGAGTCGACACTATTAAAGAAGGTCAGAAGACGGCGTAACTCCGACAGAGCGGGATTTCCGGCTTTCATCATTTCCGCAAGAGAGGAACAGAGGAGCTGATAGGCATCATGAAGAGGAAAACTTCGTTGAGGAAAGATAAACTGGTCAATTCCCAAGGAGTAACCATAGTGTTCTCCTTGATACGTAATGTGAGACTTACGAAAGTCAAAGAGAATGGCGAGACGGTCGGTTTCGAGGTATTCTCGTCCTTTTTCCGTTTCATAGGGAAGAGAAAAACGGGAACTCTTGTCATGTGAAGAGAAGAGACATAAGAGGACATTATTGGGTGTGAGAGAGTAGTGTGTAAAGTCACACGTGCGGTGAGCCCATCGGAGGGCGTAGAGAACTTGAAGATAGACTTCTAAAAACTGGGTGGCGGAACAGGACGAACAGTAACTTTCCAGAGTCTCCTGAGGAGAGACATTTTCAAGAAGAAGATAGAAAACGGGATGTCCTTCGGGGAAATTCCGGAAGAGAACTTTGTTCGGAAAAGAGTCAAAGAGAGGACCGAAGGACTGGAATCCGCCATAGACATAAAGAAAGTTTGGAATGTCTCTTCGAAGTTGGTTTGTTCCAAAGAGTCCGATAAAAGTTTCATGAATAAAACGGAACTCATTATCGATAAGACGGACGAGAAAAAAGTTCTCCGTGTCTTTCGGAGATCCGGAAAGGAGATTGAGTCCTTGAGTTGGAACGAGTCGGAGCCAGTGACGGAGCCTCATTCGAGGCGTCGCCCAACCAGGAGTGACGGGATTCACGTAGAAGAGAGAGTCGACGAGACACATGGTCAGAGCCAGAAGATCAGGACTGTAAAAGGTGTCGGGAACAAGAGAGGGAAGTTTTTCCAGAAGTCGGGGGCGATGAGATTCAAGAGACATCAACTGAGGAACACAACAGAGAGTTCGCGACGTGAGGAGAGTCTGCTCACGTTGGATTGTGTTTTCGGTTTCTTGTTGTAAAGTGTCCCAGATCGAAGAAACGAGAGAACGAGCAAATTGGAATCGTTCCAAGATAACATCAGATCGGACGAGTGACATGATTTAAATAGGAAATAAATCTTTGTTTAAGAAGGGTAGATTTATTTCAGTGATTAGGAAAACATCAGATAACGGAAGAATTGTAGACCGGACCAGTACCAGATGTCTGGATCGGGGCGAATCGAAAGATGGTTAATGGCATCGATATCTTCTGAAATTTTGTTGAGTTCCGGAACGAGAGAGGTATAGAGAATTTCTACGATTTCGCGGAGGTGGGGAAGTTCAGACTCCAAGTCGACATCGGAGACAGTCTGACCTGAACACGAGAGAGAGTCAACAAGAAGGTCAAGTTGTTCAATAAGGTCGAGAGTCTTGGCCACATGAAGGACGTACTCTCGATGAGCATTAATTATAGCTTCTGAGAGTAGGATGGAAGAAGGAAGTCCAACAATGTCAACACGGGGAATTTGCGAAAGACGAGTTGAAATTTGGAAGACGAGTTGGCCGAATTTCTTCAGGGCCTGGTCCTTATGATGCTGATAGGGAAACTGAGAGATGACACTTTCAAGAAGTTTAAACTGTCTTCGTCGAGAAAGAATAACAGTCATATCACAGAAGTCAAAGAGGTCTCGAGGAGGATGGACTTGATGAAGACCGAGTTCCTCAATGATTTTCTCATAAGTCAGACACAGACGTTCGCCTTGACAGGAGAGGAGAGGTTCGGATCCCGGCTGACTTCGAAGAAATGGTGTTGCCCAGTTCTGACGAATAAACGTGATAAAATCATCAAGAGAAAGTTGACTTATCTCTGGAGTCAGAGGGAGAATGTAGGTGGAGTCCGACTGCTTTCGGACAATGTCTTCGGGTTTTTCCTGAGGTCGGAAGAAGAGGAGGAGTCGTGATGCCTCGTCGAAGGTGGGATTTCTCGTCTGCATCATCTTAAAGAGAAGCCAATTGAGAAGCTTATATGCGTCATAGAGAGGAAAACTCCGATCGGGATAAATGAAATAAACCGGAACATTCCAAACACCAAAGTGTTGATCGTTATACTGAATGTGAGCTCGACCATAGTCAATGATAGTTGCAATGGCGTCCGTCAGAAGATATTCCGTTCCACGTTCTGTCTCATATGGAATTGAAAAGACTCCCTGGAAAGAGGGAATTTTACGAAGAAGGACATTGTGCATGTGAAGATCGTAGTGTGTAAAGTCGATAATTTTATGAGCTTGACGAAGAGCGTAGAGGATCTGGAGATACTTCTCAAGAAACTGGTCAAATGTGGCATTACGAATATAGTCACCAAAAGATATCGAGGGAGAGATGTTTTCATAGATGATATATTGATAGGACTTTCCCGAACTTCCACACCAGGAGACGACGTCTCGAGTTTCCGGATCAATAAGAGGAGGAGAGCAACGAAATCCACCATAGACATAGGCAAAGTTGGGAACATACTCTCTCAATCGATTTGTGCCGAAGAGACCGACGAAGAGTTCATGAGTGGCGTCTCGATTGGCTTCATCATCTCGGGGAGCTTTAATGACAAACATATCACTAGCTTCTTCAAAGGAGGCGACCATGGCATATCCAAAGGCAGATTCCTTTCCAATACGGCGCAGATGTGAGATCCAGTGGCGAATTCGTTGATGAGACGTGAAAGCTCCCCCTTCTGCCGGAGAAAGATGGATGACAGTGTCTGTGAGACACATTATGGCTAGCATCATCTTTGCATTATAAAACTCCTTTTGAGAGATATTCTTTAACTTTCGAGTGTCGACTCCGAAGAATGTATTTTCAAGGTGTTTAAGTTGTTCAACGGGACAGATAGACGTCGTCTCAAGAATCTCCGCTTCGATTGACATCTGTTTTCTCTCTCCTTCAGAGTATCTTTGTCGAATGTCGGGTTGACGAAATGTTTTAATTCGTTGATCCACGAGGGATTCAATCTCCTCACTGGTTGGAAGTGACATAAATTGATCTTTACAATGAAAGAACATTATTTTTTTCCCAAATTATGACTCTATTTTCTTTGCCACTTTTGTCTTTTATTTCTTACTTTCCTTTTATCGTCTCCTGTCTGGATCAGAATACGTTAGAGTCTCCTCCTCTCTTTCTGCATTGTCGGGATAATACGACGTTGAAGATGTGTCCTCTATCTTCCTCTGATCCATTTTTATCTCGTTCGACACTTTCTTCTTTTCCTCCGAGTTTTTATCTCCTTCTTGGAGTGTTGTTGAATCTTGTGTTGACGACGATTTTATGTTTCTGTCGGTCTCGCCGGATGTCAAAGCAACTTTCAGATTTGGAGACAGAAGCCATAATTTCAGAGTTACCCGCGCTTCTTCGAAAGCGTCTTCCTCCTCCCCGGGAAGAGTCGGAAAAGGAAGTCTATGAAATCGTCTATCAGACGTTTGAGAAATTGCTGACTCAAGCCTGGAAAGAAGCTAATCAGGATTCTCTTCAGATTAAAAGTGACTCTCCTCTCCGGAAACGATGCTGATTGTTTTAAAACCATATCTGATAACAGATTATCAGATATGGCTTTGACAGGTCTTTTTTCCGACTTTCAGAACATCGATGTCTTTGAAGAAATTCGGGAAAACATGAAACGAGAGGAACTTCGACAGTTTAATTCTTCCTTTTTTTCGAAAAGGAGAAAAAAATGAAAGAAGAGAGATTCTCAAAGTTAAAATGGAGATAAGAAAGATTGTTCAGTTAAAATGGATCCGACGGAACTTCTTTGTGAGATACGTAACAGTTTTTCTCGGTCTCCTCCGGAGATAACTTCAGATCTTCTTCCGCCTCCATATTCTCTTCCTTTAAATCGACGTCCGGTTCTCGAGAAGAATATTGTTATAGCTCCAACGATGTGTGATCGGCCCGATGAGCGTATCTGTGATATTGAGAAATATCATGAACTTTTTCAGATGAAGTCGAAATATAATGATCAGGATAAGGAGTATCTGAAGGCTCGGGCTCGGACCAATCCGTTTGAGGAGATTGGGCGCTCGATTTTTATGAATCGGGCGGCGATTAAACTTGCTAACATTGATGCAGTGTACAATCTGACACAACATTTTGGAGGTCTGATGAAGAAACATGTTGATGAAATTTTCACCTTCTGTGACATTGCTGCCGGACCGGGAGGTTTTACACAGTACTTACAGTTTCGCTGGCCCAACTCGATGGGATATGGTATTACCTTGAAAGATGAAAATGATTGGAACCGTTCCAAACTTGACTTGAGTCGATTTAGTATTTTCTATGGTGATGATGGGACGGGTGACCTCTACACCAATTGGCAGGGATTTGTCACTCACGTTCGAACGAATGAGCCAGATGGTGTTGATCTCATTCTTGGTGATGGAGGATTTGACATTGAGAGGGAGGCATCCAAATTCGAGGAAGCCGAGCGTCCTCTAACTCCGACGACACGTTCCTTTCGGTATCAGTGTCAGGAGTTTTTGTCAAGTCGTCTCATCTTGTGTCAGATTCTGGTTGCGTTGAAAGTTCTTCGGACGGGGTGTACGTTCGTCTGTAAAGTCTTTGACACGGTGACTCCGATCTCGGCTCAGCTTCTCTTTCTTCTCGCCTGTAGTTTTGACTCTCTCTCTATCTTTAAACCGGTGAGTAGTCGGCCGGCCAATTCCGAGCGCTATCTCATTTGTCAAGGTCTCCGGGAAAACATTGAACCTTATGCTGATCTTCTGGCGGAGGCTAATAGTGCGTACACCGCGACACATAATGTCGTCTCTCTCTTTGATACACCTCTTCCCGAGGACTTTCTCAAGTGGCTCTATCAGGAGAACATGCGCAGTATTAACCGACAACTTGAAGCTGGAGAGCTTCTTCTTCGTTACTGGAATGGAGAAAACGTTTCCATTCCTCGATATAATCTTCATAAGGCCCTGATTGTCTGGAACCTTCCAGATAATCGACCCTCTCGGAGATCCCGCATCAAGATTTAGCTTTGTCTACTGTCTACGTTGAAAATAGTTATATGTTCTTCCTCCAAAAGAACATATAACTGTCGGGATATCAAGTTTTCTTCGTTCTTGATCAACGAAAGAGTAGACGAGACACTTGCATAATTCCAATTTTCATTTTCTGAGATAATAACTCTGACAGAAGAATTTCTTTCTCAGTTTTAACAAGGAGATATTATAAGAGAGCTGTAATCAAGTTGATATGTCTCCAAAATCTATCAACTTGATATGTGTTGGATATTTATCAACATTGATATGTGTTGGATATTTATCAAGTTGATACAACTCCAATATTTTATCAACTTGATATGTGT